GTCTGGCTTATGGCAAAATCTCGTTTTCGCTTAGATGTTCGTAGGGCGTTAAAAGATGGTACGTACCCAATCCAGATTATAGTAGGGCACGGCACTAACATCTATCTTAGTACTGGTGTCTATGCCTCGGTCGGTGAGTGGGATGCCCGGACACAACAATACATCGGCAAAGGGGCACGGCGCATTAACGCCGCCCTCGTTTCTATGCTCGCAATGGTTACTAACCGCATCATGGAATTAAAAGAGACTGGGCAATGGCCGAAACTATCACGTAGGCAAATCAAACAGATGCTTACCGACTTGGAATTGGAAAAGCCCACCATTGATGTACCTACACTTAGTGACGTATTTTCGTCTATGTGTGAGGGGCGTGCCGATCGCACTAAGGGAATAACCAAAAGTGCATCGTTAAAGATACAGGCATTTGGCTATGATCCGGCAAAGTTGCACTTTGAGCAAATAACGACTACGTGGTTAGATGATTTCTACGTGTCAATGTCTGGGCTATCCGTTAATACGAAAGCGGCGTACATGAAAGCTATTAAGCGTGCGTTTAACTGGGCAATAGATCACGATATAACGACTAATGACCCTTTCAGGCACTACCGTATTAAGATAGAAGAAACTCGTATGAGGGATTTGCCGATAGAGAAAATGAGGCAATTAATAGACTTGCCATTACAGGGGCTTTATCCTGAATATCGTGATTTGTTCATGCTTACCTTTTACCTGATAGGCATTAATACGGTTGATCTTGCCGACTGCACGTTAGATAGCATCGTTAATGGTCGCTTGGAATACCGCCGACACAAAACAAATAAGCTATATAGCATTAAGATTGAGCCGGAAGCAATGGAGATTATAAACCGCTATAAGGGCAAAAAGCACCTTATACGCTGCTTTGATAGGTACAAAGACTATAAAGCCTTACAGGGTAGCGTTAATAACGCTCTGGCTAAAATAGGCCCTGCCCGGTTGGATGATAACGGTAACTTTATACTTACCGGGAATAATCGAAAAGAAATGCAACCTTTGGAAAAGGGGCTATCTTTGTACTGGGCTCGCTATTCCTGGGCTACGTATGCCGCCGACTTGGATATACCAAAGGACACTATCAGTGAGGCTTTGGGACACTCCCACGGCGCAAAGGTTACAGGTGTGTATATAAAGTATAATAGAGATAAAGTAGATGCCGCAAACCGCAAAGTTATAGACTACGTATTGGGTAAAGCAAATCGCCCGGGCTAACCTCTCGGTCGGCTCCGGGCTTGCACTATTAAGAAAATAGATTTTATTTTTTTCTTCGTAGATATAAGAATATAGCGTATATAATCGCCGCTACGCAACATAAAAAGCCGATATGGTAAATTGTACGCTGATACCATTTTAAGGCTTTCACGCCTTGTTTCTGTGGCTCTCTGTTGGCTTGTTTGTTGTCTCGGCTCTGCACCCCATTTGCTTGCAGCTTATGAGTGTCGGTGCTATCCTTGCTCTGGGTGATACTCTCGGCTTTCTTCTGGGCGGCTTTCTTGCCGTGTTGGTATGATTTAACGCCCTCGGCTTTCAGGTTGCCCAAAGTGTCGATCGTGAGCGTACCGCCATTATTGGCAAACTCGATGTACCCCCAATCGCTAAAATACGTTAGTGTGATCCGGTTGTCGGTTTTGATAGTACCTACGTGGATGCTATCGGTTGCTAACTTGGTGGTGTCGGTTTCCTCTCTTGCGCTTGTGGATGATTCCGATACCGCCTTTTTGGTAGTCTTGCAGCCTATCAGCCCAAACAGGGCTAACAGGCACATACAGATAGTTATAAACTTCTTCATTGGCTCATTACTTAATATCCTTGTATTCCTTGGTAGCGTCAAAGCATGGGCACGCCTTGGCTGCAAAGTCTCGGTGTCCGTGGATCACGGCGTTAGGGTAACGGTGCTTTAACTCTGTAAGCAACTTTACCAAAGCCGCCTTTTGCTCCGGTGTTCGGGTGTCCTTTGGTGTCTTCCCATCGGATGCCAAACCGCCCACATACACCACACCAATACTATTAGCGTTGTGTTTCAGGCAATGCGCCCCCACCTCGCTTTCTGGTCGGCCAGGTTCTACCGTTCCGTCCAAATCTACTACATGATGGTAGCCGATTCCGTTCCAACCTTTAGCCTTGTGCCAACGGTCGATGTCTGCCGCCTTAAAGTTCTTGCCCTCGGCGGTTGCCGTACAATGTACGATGATCTCATTAATCTTTCTCATATTAATAACCATTTTGTGGGTCACGTTTAGTGCAACCCTTAATTACACACTTATAGCGTTGTAGGTCTAATTCTAACTGCGCCTTTTCCTTGTTGAGCTGCAAAATATCTAAATTCTGCTTTCTCACTAAATCGGTCTGCTCTGCAAATCGTTGCTCTTTATCTTTGAGTTGAGTTTGCAAAAAGTCCATAGCCTCACGCAAAACGTTAAATTCTACGTTGTCGGCCTCGGCTTCCTCCTTTCGGCGGTTGGTTTTACGATTCATACAGTATTTAATCATTTCCCAACCGCCCAAAGCGGTAATAACCGATACTACTATTTCAATTATCTGCATAATGCTCGATGCTGTTAAGTTCATAAATCACTTTTCCGTCTCGCTGCTCGGTCACTACTACATACCTTGTAAGTAGCAATCTAAATAAGTCCATATCTAACCTATCGGATGATAGGGTAATGGGTGCTTTATCAGTAGTCGCCATTTCTAATTCTTTGCATTGTTTGATACCTCAATTTATGTTTATTCTTAATTGCCAATACCTCGTAGTGCCCTTTGATGTACACATATTCTTTAAATACGTGTGGCTCGATCATGTTTAACACCTTGCGACGTGTGGCGTATTCGTTGGTATGCCGTAGCAAACCTAAATATGAGTTGATACTACATACTGCGTGTAATACCTGACGCTCGTTGTTTGCCTTGTTTAGTCGTCTGACCGCTGCGACAAAGTTTGTTATTGTTCTGTTACAGGTATAGACACGTCCGGGTTTGACTATTGACCCGGTAAACTCCACGCCTTTGCTGTAATGTTGCAAATAAAACTTTTTCTCATTCAGTCTTAAACCCAACTTGGCTAATAGCTCACGGATTTTAGGCATTAACGCCAATAGCTTTTCTTTGTCCTTATGGATGCAATAGAAATCGTCCACATACCTGCCATGATGTTTTATACCCTCATTCTCGATAAACCAATCAAGCGTATTAAGTAAGAAGTTTGCGAATATCTGGGCAAATAGGTTGCCGATGGCTACGCCCTTACCCTCACCATTTGTAAATAGTGATTTGTTCTTATCCAACTTCTCCCAATAGCTCAAAGGACTGTGCCGTTCACAATTCTTTTCGGGGCTGTGCAAAATAACGACACGGCAAAGGTAGCGCAAATCGTCTATGTCTTCGCCCTTGTAGTACCTGACTATAAAACGATCTACCATTTCAGACAATAACTTTTTGTCGATGCTCATAAAGAAACCTTTTAAGTCAAGTTTCATAATGTGGCAATCTTCCGTATAATTATTGCTGCACTGCCTTATATCTTCTTTCAGTGTATTAATACCATAAAGCTGCCCTTTGCCTTTCCTACAATTAAATGTACGCTCGCTAAATATTTCCTCAAATAGTGGCGTTAGGCGCAAAGCTATGTAGTGGTGTACGATTCTATCCTCAAAGGATGCTGCAAATACCTCTCTGTATCTTGGGCGTGTTACGACAAAGCAAATAGACTTACCCGGTTGGTATGTTCGGTTATTGATTCTATCACGCAAAGCGATCAAACGGCTTTCGTAGTCCATTTCGTAAACTACTGCACTTGCTGTTCGTCTTTTGCTATGACGGCAATCAAAGTAAGCATCTAAAAGCCACTCTGTCGTTACCATTGTATATTATCATTTGTCACGTTTCTGTCTTCTGTAAATAGTGCTGACACTGCCCTAACTCTGTTCGTGTTGCTGGCCTTAGTGTTCCAATTGTTCGTATTACCGTCGTTGAGGTTCAGATTCCATGCGTTGGTAGCACTGTTCTCGGTGGCCGCAATCTGTGGTTTATTATCTTGTTCTTAGCCGTAAATGACGGCATAAACCCCATTTATTACGGAAAACTGCGCTCTCGGTCTGTCGTAACATTCCGATTCTGGCTACAAAGCGTATTAACTACTTTGTTTTTCCACGCTGACGATTGTTTACCTATTTCGTCCATTAACTCGATGATACTTGCAAACTTTCCTCTGCCTTTTATCCACTCCCTTTCTCCGGCAATTCTCATTAGCGTTTTCATTGTCTCAAACTCTGCCTGAAACTCGGTTAGGTGCTTTACTGTCTCGGACTTGTCTTTATTGATGTACGCCGCTGCTATCTCCTGCATCAGATTAACGCCAATTTCTTGCAGCTTTGCCCCGATGGTGAATTTGTAGGCACGTGGGAAATTGGGCACTATATCCAAAATGATGTCTAACAACTTGCGTGCATCTAAATAAATCTTTGTACTTGAAACTAATTTTACCGCCATTGCTTGTTTATTAAATTGCCTTATAATGGTACGGCTTTCGCCGTACCTAAAGGTTAAAGACTAAGAAATTAAGAATTAAACAATAAATGCTGACACTGCCCTAACTCTGACCGTGTCGCTGGCCTTAGCGCCCCAACCGTTCGCATTACCGTCGCCGAGGTGCAGACTCCATGCGAGGGTAGCACTGTTCTCGGTAGAAGTCCAATACCAATCCTCGACTAACTGGGTGGCTCCGGTAATCAGGGACAAAGCATAATTGATTTTTGTCATGTTGGCATAAATCATAAACATTTCTCCCAACGATGGCAACCACCATTTACCTGCTGTCAAACCCTCGCCGTTAGCGTTGGCACGGCTATACAGATTGCAGTAGCCCGGTGCATACTGCGCCGTATTGGTAATTGCATTGGCTTTGCTTGCCTTGATAGTAGCCGCCGTATTTGCCTTGCCGTTCCAATCGTTCATCGCTGTAACACGATCGGTTGTTGTCGTACCGCCTCCGCTGATAGCTGCGCTACTCCACGTTAGCTTAGAAGTTGATTCGGTAGGGGCTACGGCTAAGATTTTGCCGCCCTCAACAACTACCACACCGTCGGCAATTTCGCCGCTGTTCTGTAACGATGTCCACTTATGGGGCTTAACCATGAGTGGGTAATCATCGCTTTTACGGTGATACATAATAAAGATACCATCGTATAAGCCGTTAAGGTTCATACCTGCCAATAAAGCGGTTTTGAGGTTAGCCAATGAAATAAGCGTAACCTTTCCGTTTGCGTCCGTTACCGGAAATTTCTGGTCGTTGTTGATGGTCGTTACTGTTGACTGACCACTCAACTTTTTTGTTTTCTTTACTGCCATAATCTAAATTGTATTACTAAATTATTCTCCTGTAAATTGTCCGCTAATTGCATACCATGCGCCGCCAATACACTTAAAGCGTATGTAGCTATCTGTTGCCGTCGTAACGCTATCATTTTTAAAATTGGTGTACCCAACATTAATTTTTTCTACCGCTAAGTCGCTTGACACGATGGCAGCATTTTGCTTAACATATAGATCGTCATTAGCCTGTGCTTTAACGATCGTACGATAACTTAAAGAACTCGACGGCAACGATTTGGTAAAGATATTAATCTCTAAGCCCTCATAGTTAGCTGCCTTTGGCAAAACTATAAACGTCCGTTTAGTCGGATTCTCCACATAGTAGAAGTTGTACGGCTCGTTTACTGGGTCTATTGTGTACGTACTGCCGGGCGTTACTTTTTTGACTGTTCCGTAAAACATATTGGCTTTCACTGAACCCTCAAAAGTACTATTACCTTTTACCGTAATGTTATTAAAAGTACCTTTGTTGCAAGTAACTTCGCCGTCTTTTGCCTGAAAGATAATATTATCGTCGGCATCTTTCATGTCGATAGCCTCAACCCCCAAATTTTTGACTAAAGCGTACTGCGCTAACAGTATCTTTGTAGCCACTATTTCCAGTTTGTCGGCTAACTTCCAATAGTCGGTACTAAGCGTATTATTAGCTCCGGTTTCTTTGCCTGTCTTGGTGTGCGATTTGATGCAAGAATAATAGTTATTGCCATACAATACTACGTCCTTGTATTCCTTGCCACTTGCTCCCGACTGAAATATATAGCCTACGGCGCAATCGCTCCACGCTTGTGGGCCTCGTAGTGCCGGGCCTCTGTCGCCTTTAGCTCCGGGTTGCCCATCGGCTACAGTCTTAAATGACACGGTGCGTTTATGCGTCACGCCCCGGCAAACAATAGATATTGCTATATCTTTGCTTGGATTGGAATTTGCTTCTACCACCAAAATAAGCGTATAAACATTTGTGCCTGCTACTGTGTTCCCTTTTAAACCCGTCGGGAAATTAGATGTATCCACGTTACACTTAAAGCTGCTTCCACTGCCGTTACTACTTATCAGTTGCTTTGTACCCTCAAATACTTTAATGGTAACTGCGTATGAGGTATTAGTGGCCGTCTTTTTGTGTAAAATGATCGGTGGCGTAATGTCAATGGTTATTGCGTCCACGCCGTCGTTTCCGTGTTCTCCATTCTCACCACTTGCAATGTAGTATAGTGATTGAGCCGTTATTATAGCCCGGTTTGTGTCGATTGCCGTTACTTTAGCGTAAAGACTGATGGTAATACGTTGTTTGTCCGATACCGTGCCATTAATAACCATCGTGTCGCCTACGGAAAAATCAGATACATTTATGATTCCGTCCCAATTGACTGACCGGCCACTAAGTCCGTAGAACTGCGTCCACTCCTTGTAGGTATTGTTATATACGCTTCGGGATTGGGCGACAATTACGCCCTTTCCCTTGCGTATAAACTTAACATACCTTGTTACCGAAACTCCCATAGGCTTAACTTTCTGATGTTATCGTTACGCTGATGTCTCCACCACTTTGTAAGCACATAGCACGTGTTACGGCATAGCTTGCAACCGCTGTGCTCATATCTTGTTTGCTATTGAGGTAAACACCTGCTGCATCTTTCACAACAAAGAAAAACTTAGCGTCTTTGATTGCTTGCGTGTTAGTTCCACGCTTGACGATCCACGGCGTGTAGGTTACTTTGCCGTTGCCGCTTTCATCTTCGCTTATCGCTTCGTCTTCCGGTGTCGGGCGTGCGTCGATGTCGTAGGGATCGGATGCGTCCATAACGCCCTGTATGTCCTTACCGATTTCAACGCCACTACGACTAACTGTTGCCCGGTACTCTCCGTATGTGTCTATGCTGCTGCCTGACACTGTAAGCGTCTGGGCGGTCTGTCCGTTGATTACCTCCCAACCACTGGCTCCCATCTTCTCCCACACATAGGTTAAATCTTTGGTGATTTCCTCGTAGTTTTTGTATGCCATTGCCTTTAAAACACAACTGCCGCCCTTGTCGGTAATAACAAAGCCCTTGTTATCTCCTGCCCCGATTGTAACACGATAACTTGTACCTGTTGCTTTCTGCACTGGGATAGTATAGGTAGCTTGGATATTATCGCTTTGCGTGCCATAGCTGATAGCGGCCACCATTCTGATAGTTACAGGGGCAAAACCTGCGATTTCTACCAAATTCTTAACAATCTGTAAACCATAGTAGATGTTGTCGCCGCTTGGCGCAAACTTCTTAAAGTAACCTGCAAAAATGCCGCTCGATGTATCGCCGTTAAACTCGATTTTCGTACCATTAAAAAAGTACTGCATACTATCAGGCGTTGCCACTCCCTCGGCTACTCGGCTACTCATACAGACAAAGTTAAGTTTCGGTTTTGTCTGTTCAAAGTTTGGGAACACCTTAGTAACGTCGGATTCCGTGCCCTCCCATTCTTGGTAGATGTCACCATCTGGGCACATGATCAATGCCGTATAAGTTCCTGCCTTTGCAATAAACTTAATCGTTCGGGTTGTACTCGCTTTGCTCATAGTTCCTTACTTTTTGGTTTCACTTTCTGTTTGCTCACTCTCTGACGCTTCCGGCTGTTGGTCGCCCTCCGCATTTTCCTCGTTGGCCTGGCCCTCGTTGCTGTTGCCGCCATTGTCGGTGCTCTCGCTGTTCTCACCCTCACCATCTGCGCCCTGCTCGGTGTTAGTGTCGCCACCTACGATAGCATCATTAACGTTAGCCTTAATAGGCTGCTGAAAGCGTGCATCGGTTGCCATTGGCAAAGGTCGGCAAATAGTACCGTCCTGCTCGCTTCTCGCCTCATGTGGCATAAGTGCAATACCTCCAATCTTAACCAATATGTCGTTAAGTTGGGTTAGTGGGCCAAACTTCAACATATCGTTTTGCCAAAACAGATAGTTGCCATCACTTACCATGTTACGGTCGTTTTCCAGTTGCAAGTATCGTGCAACCAATGGATTTGCTTTAATGTATCTTGCCATAATCTTATATTGATTAAATTGTTATTTGATTAATATCACATTATCGTCTGCATCAACGAATACTGCGCCGTCGCTGTCTTCCCATGCACATGCCGGGCCAACGTCCTTAACGTCCAAACCATAAACACCGCCTAACGTCTGGCTAACCTTTCCTGTTGAAAGCGTCGGTTTCATTCCATGTGCTATGAGCGAATAGTTAAGCGTTCCTGACTGCGCATTTGTTGCAACATACCAAAGCGGCAATAACTCACGTTCCGGGTTGTCGATCATGCCGTTAGTATTCCAAATCTTCGCCGTTGGCGCAATCTCTAACAAACCGCTTGGTAGGTTGGTAGGTAGTTCGCCGATGTCGTACTCAAATTTTGGGATTCTACGAATAAATGCCACTAACTTAGTAGGGGCGTTGTCCGATAGTGTTACGCCGCTTGGGTTTCCATCCGGGCTATACTTCGCCCTGCATCTTAAATAAAGCTCTGTACCCATGAGACTACGATTAACGGTACAACTATTTCCGTCTGCTGCCACTACTACGTCATAGTCTAACGTGGTGTCGCTGCCTACGGCGGTAAATGTTCCGTCTTCTCGCATTACCTCCCAAACAAACAAACGCTTATTCTCCGGGCACTCATTAACGCCCAATCTCAATGATGCGTGTACCGTCTGTGTGTCCGGGTCGCTCAATGGGTTGTAGATAGTTTGGGCGGCTGCATCCAATACCAGAAGTGGCGTGTATGTTGTGGCGTTCTTGCACTGCACTTGGTGCGGCTTGATGATGTGGTACACCTGATTAGTACGTGGGTCTTTGTAGTCGGCTTCAAATCGTAGATTCATAGGTATCTGCGGTTTGGCGTTCTTCTTGATCCTGATACGTCCTGCCTTTGCGCCCTTGCTGATTACCTCAAAGTCTGGGTTAGTGCTATCTATCACGGTGTCGGACGCTCCTTTGTTCACCTCATACCAGACTACGTTAGTGAGGTCTTGATTAATCAAGCCCGGCGTTAAAACCTCGTCTTTATCAAGCCTACTGATATTTGGCTGCACTATTAAGTTAGATGCGTCTATAGTGTAATCGGGCGTATATGTGTCGGTGTCTGCGTCGTAGTTCTGACTATCCGATACGCCGCCCTCAACCACCATACTAACATTAATTTGCAGTGGCTTAAAGTTGAAATCAAATCTTTTTGTCTTCATAACTGCGCTATGTTTAAATTAATACTCGTAACTGACTGCCGCCGTTGCTGCTTCGTTGCCCATGCCGTCACGTAAAGTAACGGTAGCCGTAAAGCGTATAACTTTAGGCATATAGCCGTTAAAGTCTATGTCCTCGGCTGTGAGGTGTAAAGACTTTCCGGTATTGGCGTGGCGCAAACTCCAAACGTTGTCACTTGCCGTTCTCTCGTTTCCCTCTGCGTCCTCGCTGTATCTCGTCCACATTACGTCTGCATCCAAAATATCATCTGTAATATTCATATTATACAGGGTCGCCACGATGGTTAGCGTGAGGTCTATTTTGTCCGGGTCTAAGATACTTTCAGGCTCTTGGAAATCTACGGCAAAGTCTGGGTTTCCCTCGATCATCGCCCAATCGGTATTATTCCATGCCGGGGCGGTCGTTGTGAGGTTCTTGCAGCATCTGTACTTGCAGCCATTAAACCATACGTCTGATGTCTCATACTCCCCGGTGTCCGGGTTGATAGCATCGCAATAGTACTTACCGCTTTGCGTCCACGCCCCACGATCCACATACGTAACCAACGGCTTACCAGTCCACTTGTTAAGTCTGATAACGTCCATTGTGACGATACCCGGTATATACATATAGTCTAAACCATCACGTATTGGCAAAGGGTTGCCGTTATCGTCCAATAACTCGTACACAAATTCGGGCAAACTGCCGAAAGCTGCACCATAGTTGGCGTTATCCAAAATCGGCTTAGTCACTCCCTTTAGCTTAACGATGCGCCCCTCTGTGCTCGATAGATACAAACAATCTTGCCGTTTCGTGTCCGTTTGGTTTCCCCATCGTGCAATCTTCATCATTTCGCATGGTGGGTAATTCTTGCCGCTTGGTACTTCGGTGTCCGGGTACTGCGTCACCTCTATGTAGTTGTTAGCGGTATTAACGCTATTAACTCTAAACCATGCCGTGTAATACTTGCCGCTTCCCTGCGCCAAAGTATTGATGATACCTTTAAGCACATTGTTTTCGGCTTGGGCGGTAAAATATCCGTCCCATTTGCTTCTCAGGTGCAAACCAAAACAACCATCGCCCAAATCGTCCACGCTTTCGATTGTGTCCGCTTCTGTTAGAAGTTGGTCGCCCTCGATTGCAGACAATCGGTTTACTATCAATTCCAGACACTCAAAGTAGCTGCGCACTCTTAGGCTTTCCACCTCGGCGTTACCTTGTGCGTCAATACCTGCGCCCTTACCTGCATACAGGGATTTGACAAACTCGCCAAAGTGTGCGCCGTCCTTGAATATTGCCAAACCGATAGCCGTTAAGCCCTGCTGAAAAGTAATGTGCCCTTTTGCTATGTCGGCGGTAATCTTCGACAAAAAGCGGTCGTTAATCGGGCTATCCTCTGCAACGTCTCCGGCTAAATCGGAATAGGCGGCACGGCTCGCATATCCGGCACGGTTTGCGTACTCGGCTTGCTCTGCGTGCGTTGCTATGTCGGCTTTGGCTGCGTGCTTGGCTTCCTCGGTCATTTTGCCGATACTTCCATAGCTGCCGCCTCCGGTGGATGCTCCACCGCTGCCGCTGTTTCTGGGTTTCGCTATCTGCTTAACTTCGATCATGTGCCAATCTCCTTTAATGTGAGGTCGGCACGTCCCTCAATAAGGTTTCTGCCGATGCCCTGCACGAAAAATTCTTTGTTCAAAGCCTCGTGGCGGTAATGATTAAACAGGCTAACAACATTATCAATGTCCCTTAGTTTCTGTTCCATTACGATACGTGGCTTATGGTATTCAGTATAATAACTATCCACGTAGATTTGTTCGGGCTTCGCCTTAACGTTGCCGTTTCGGTCGTACACCTCTAACACTCCGTCCCCGGTTGATATATTCAGCGGCGTGGATAACTTCACCGTGTTACTAACTCCCAACTGGGCGCACTCCGTAGCGGTCAATGCCGAATTTATCTTAAACTCCAAATCGTCCTTTTTGTTTACAAAGGTTTCTTTGGTGTCGCTCATATAGATAATATCGTTATCATCATTGCCATTACTGATTAGTCCATTATCACTATAAACTTTAACCTCAAACGACTTTATCAGGATGCTACTAACATGGGCTAAAAGCGGTACTGATGAGCTGCTCCACTTTGTATGCCTGAAAAAGGTAGGGTGGCGGCGTGTGATAACGTCCCATGTAGCATTAACAGGGCCTAATATCATAAACCTAACCTGCCCACTTATCTTGTCTTTCTTCTTAATAGCTATGCCCGTTCCCTCTGCGTCGATTCCGATTGTATAGGAAAAAGTCTTTTGTAAATCAAATTCCTGTCCTATTATCTTGTCACCTCGCTTAGGGTCTATGCCAATAGTAAACGACTGCTGATAATATTCATCATCACTACTACATTGCTCACGTTCCTTGTATGGCTTCCACACAAAATTTTTGTAGGTTTCTTCCTCTTTATCCGTGTATGGAATAGGTTTGCCGTTCTCGTCTGTATCACCTTGATCATTGTCGGGCGTCTTTTCCACTACGCATTTATCGCCGATAATCAGCATACACGCCAATACTGCAACCTTACTTATCTTGTCGCTGCCGTCCCCAACTGCGCTATAATTGAACTCGTACTCCTCCGGGCCTTCGCCTGTATATGGATAAAAACCGTTATTGCCGCTTTCGTTCCATGTTACTTCCTCGCTTGGTCTTTCGGCTCTCCAGTAACGACGTGTATAATAACGCCCATCTTTGTTGTTGCGGCTTGGTACGGTCTTGTGCCAAAAATACATTGGTGGCGGTGTTGTTCCGCCTCCACCTCCGCTACCTTGGTACGGCGGTCTGTCCCCCATCTTCTCACGCATACTGGAAAAATTACCAGTAGTCGCCATTATTGGATTTAAAATAAGTTTGCCGGACAATACTATATAGTTAGTAGTGTCTTTGTCTGACGGCGAAAAAACGCCACCTGCCTTATTACCAATGTAAACCGCATACGGTATATTTTTCTGTATGTCGGTAACATTAGGGTATGTTTCTGCTTCCTTGTTGTTTCCATTACCATTAACCGACACAACTAAATAGTTAGTCATGTTTACCTTAGATGTCGGGCTATTATCGTCGTTAGCGGTATTAATCTTAACACTACCCAAACTCATAATAGCTGCACCCGGTGCCTGCCCCAACCACATAGGCAAATTATGTTGGTTCGTTCCGTCGCTGCAAAAGTAGTCCACTAAATCAACCTCGGTGTTTCCTTTCATCGGGAACGTCCAATACTTATTTTGCCATACTTGCACAAACCAATCAGTAATAGCACCTCCACCATAGGTAGTGCTTTCATCATTCACCATTGCTTTCATTGCATAATATGCGGTCTTTCCCTCTCCGTCGCTTGAATACTCGGTGAGGTACTTTTGCTTATTGATATATGGGCTAACCAACAAATCCTCGTCCAATGGGCTTTCTATCACGCTTTCGATGTCTTCCACCTTGGCGGTTAATAGAAGTTGGTTATATACGTCGCCTATACTTATCGTGGTATCGCAATCGGCCACGTTAGCCAAAGCGATTGTTACGGCTTGCTGCGCCGTTGTCTTGGTGCTGTTGGCTACGATGTCATGCCAAATAATCTTATCGGGTGCCGCCTTGACGGATTCCCACGAAAAGATATAGAAGTTAAAGCCGTCTTGCACGATATGTAAGTTAAGGTACTTCAAAAGTTCCTCCAACACTTCGTCTTGCTGCCAAACGTCGCTCTCATCATCGCCCAAAAACAACAAATCAGATATTGAAAGCTGCCTAAACACTTGGTATCTGTTTGCGGTCTGCGCATCAACTGCCTTGCTGCCATCATACCAGAATTTAATATTTTGGTTGCCCAATATATCCAGTCCCTCGGTAACACCTTGCAGTACCTCGGTGGCAATATCGTAAAAACTACGCTGCACTGCCTCTGCCTTAACGAAAGTATAGATAACGCCCAATGCGCCCACATTCTTATACTTGCTATACTGCAAAGCACTAAGCGCATCAATGCAATTTAATTCCAGTTCGTCCCATCTGTCGTTATATGGCTGTGACAAAGTTTGTGGCTCGATGAACCCGGCAAAGATACACGTATCGTTTTTATAGATGTTTACGACTGCATCACGGCATGAGGTACTAAAAAGGTCTTTAATCAGGTTGCCGCAAAGCAATCTTATTTTAGCCGAATTTCTCAAAAGCACATCGAAAGTGTCGTTTACCTCATTCTCGATTTCTGCCGGATCCTCGCTAAAATATACATCTGCCTTTTCCGTACCTATTTCAATAGTCTGCGCGCGATCGTTCCCGGTAACGATGTGTACCGTTATCGTATCGCCCTGCTGACTTAGAAAACTGCCGTGTATATACATATTAACTGATTTTTATTTGTTACACATTATAGTTCTTACCGCTCTTTTTCGCCACTCGCTTAACATCTGTAATCATGTCAAGTATCTTGCGTGCGTTGGCATTCATATTGATGTTTACCTCCGTGGCTGTCGGTTCAATGTCGTTTGTTATGTTCTGCATCGTTACCGGCTGTAACCTCCGCTCCGTAAAGGTAGGCGGCTGAAACTTGCCGTCAATCATGCCGAACAATCGGGCTTGCTGAAACTTGTTTAGTATCATCTCGCCGCTGTTCACTCGGGCAAACTTCTTGTCACCCGATGTAGAAGTACCGCCGATAACACCACCAGTGGCAAATCCCGAAACTGCTGCGAGTGCCGCGATAACTGCCGCCACACCTGCCGCAATAGCCACCAAGTTCAAAGGGAACGGCATTTTTGCACCGCTCGCCGTGGCATTTGCTACCGCTTCGCCGCTCTTGGCTGCCGTGTTGGCTGTTGCTGCTGCCGCTTCTCCTGCCGTTGCTGCTGCATCGGTGGTAGATGCCGCCGCGTGTGCTGAGGTTGCAGCCGTAAGCATACCGAACAACTCCACAATACCCTGTATGCCCTCGGCAATGGAAATGAAGCCGTTAATAAGTCCCGTCACCTGCTGCCAGGCATCGCCGTTGCCCTCCAGCGCATCACTTATGCCCTGAATGCCGTTGCCTACACCTTGGATGCTTCCCCAACCGCTTTTGATGTCGCCAAACACCTTGTCAAAACCCTTGCTGTCAAGTTCAATCTTTATAGGCTTCAATCCGATTTCTGCGAGTTGTCGGTTTATCTCCTCAATCTCTTTCAGTGCCTCGTCCTTGCCTATGATTCCTATCTCGTAGTCGGTTTGTATGCGGCTTGCCTTATTCTGGGCGTTGCTGTGGCTCTGCCTCTTGTCGGCTGCACTTCCCTGCACGATGTATGCCGGTTCTGTCTCAGCCTTGATAGATACCTTACCCTTTGTAGCTTCGTCTATCTGCCGTTGTATGTCGTCTATCTTGGCATCGGCTTTCACCCTTGCATCTATTGTGTTGGCTTCCTCAAACTCCTGCTGTGCGTCGTGCAACTGTTCTTGCAGTTCCTCGATGTAGGTTTTGAAATGTACCTCTATCGGCTTAACGCCCAACTTTTCAAGCTGTTTGTTAATGTCGGCTATCTGCCTTTCGGCATCTTCCTTGCCGATAAGTCCTATTTCAAAGTCCTGCCTTATCCGGTCTATGTTGTGTTGTGCATTGGTTCGGCTCTGTCGTTTGTCGGCATCGCTTCCCTGCACAATGTATGTTGGTTCTGTCTCTGCCCCGATAGATACCTTACCCTTTGTAGCTTCGTCTATCTGCCGTTGTATGTCGTCTACCTTTGCATCGGCTTTTACCCTTGCATCTACGGTCATGGCGTTGCCCATTTCCTTTTGTGCCGCCGCCAACTGCGCCTGTAGTTCCTCTACGTGGGTTTTCGGTTCATCTTTCTTGTCAGTTGTCTTTGGTGTCGTGGTCTTGGTCGGTGTGGTCTTGGTCGGTGTGGTCGGGGCTGTCTTGCTGTAACCATCATACTGCTTGTATGTGATTTTGGTATTTTCCCTTACCAGACTTTCCATTTGCTTTCTCACGACTTGCTCCTTTCGGTAAAGGTCTGTAACCTTGGCGTAGGCTTTCTCGTAGTCGCTTGATCCCTTGACCTCCACATCTGCATACTGTGGAATAATCTTGCCGTCCCCTGCGTCCACTTGCCCTATTGCAACCCGTCGGGTCTTGCGCTTTTTGCTGAAACGGCGTGTCTTACCGTTGTCGTCGTGGGTGAAGTCGTGCCGTTTCTGCTGTAAGTCCGCCGCCTTGTTAGCCAAATCCCTAATGCGTATCTCGTTAATCATCTGATTACAGTACGCCTTGGAGTTGCCAACAAGTGCCGTGTACCACTGCGCCACGGTGGAATAGTAGCCCATAGCATCACCGTAGGTATTGTTCATCTCGCCAACAAGTTTCTTTTCTTCCTCCTTGCTGCCCTTGAACGCCTTTAGCTTGGCTATGTTGATGTCTATTGCCGCCGAAATCTCGGCTCTCTGCTGCGCCTCCTGCTGTCTTGCAGCTTGCGCCGCCTCTTCCTCGGCTGTCAGTTGCTTGGTGCTTCCTGCCGCCTTATCCGATGAAGTGGCAAGATACGAAATTGCTTCCGTCAATGCCCAGACTGCCACGCCCACACCTGTAGAAATAAGCAAAGACTTAATGGCTACCTTTAGGGTGGTCGCTCCGATGGTCGCCCCGGTAAATGCCGCTTGCATCACTCTCGTTACGGCTGTCAAGCCAACAACGGATGCTCTGAAACCTATGCAAACGGCATTCACCGCCTTTGTCGTTATGCCGAAATTGGCGATAACCATTGTTGCGCCCTTTATGCTGTTGCCTAACGAAATCATGGAATTTACGATAGTCAACGCCTGTGCCGCAAATGTAATCTTAGGCAACCACTTGGAAACCAATTCACCGATTTGTACCTTAATGGCTGCAAACTGCATCTCGGCTTGCTTCAACTGTCCTGCATCAGTCTTGCCGAGTTGGGCGTTCATGTGTCCCACATTATCGGTGATAATCTGTGCCAACATGGCGGCACGCTGCTGCTCCGTGCCGTACTTCATAATGTTTTCTTGGGCCTCGCTGAACGTGATACCCACACGCCTTAGCGCCGATGTCTGCCCAGTCATGGCCTTGCCCATGAGGTTTGCCACACTTCTTGCATCCTCCTGCGTGGCGTTCAAACCTTTCTGCTGTGCCAAAAGGTCGTTCATGGCTGGTATCAGCTGCTCCAACGTGCCTTTCTCTTTCAAAAAGGTTGCTATCTGCTGTGCTCCTGTCTTCTGTATCGTACCGCCGATAACACCCAACTTGGATTGTGCGCCGATAACCTCATTAACCTTTTTGATGTCCTCCTCGGTTGCTTCCATACGCTGACACATCACGGTAGTAAGCTGTGTGTTGGCCTGCTGCACGGCATTGTAGCTTGCCGTTAGCCCTGCCATCGTGTCACGCAAACCATTTATGGCACTCGAAGCGTTTTGCAAAGCCACAACCGTCTGGTTTACCGTAATCATCTTCTCCCGGAACTTGGCGGCACTGCTCTTAGCGGCATCGAGATTGTCGCGCAGTTCCTTTGCCGATGTTGAGGCGGTAACTAACTGCTCTTTGCCGTCAATGAGCAACTTAATGTTAAACTTTATTTCTTTTGCCATATTTTCAGCGTATAAGTAACTAAGTAATCAATATTTTTTGTATCTTTGTGGCGTAAACCAATGGGTTAGAAGTATGAGACAAAACAGAAACATATCGGCAAAAAGGCAAACCAAAGAAAGAAAACTTTGGCGAAACATCACTATTGCCTCTTTCGCTGCTGTTGTCGTTTCGTTGCTGTTCCTTGGTTGCATTGCCTTTTTGGTTAGTATTCTGTTCATGCTCGTAGCTTATGGGCAATATGATTCACGCAAACCATATAAGGATGGTGGGCATACACCTTGGTACTACGGCGCACTTTAGCCGTTTCCCACTTTTCCCAACACTTCCTCAAAACGCTTTAACGCATCTTCCTTAGATACTGCCGGGGCTGCTTTCGTATGCTCCGGCTTTTTCTTCTCCCATGGAAAGGGTAGAAGTCCGTGGGGCGTTAGCCCTTTCTTTGCATACGGCTGTATGGTTATTGCCGCAAGCATACGCATACGTTCCCAACTGTCTTGATACTGCGCCGTCCGCTCCTCGCTGTACGCCTTGTATATGTGGCTGAACTCCTCGGGTGCGAGGGCGCAAAAATCATTGTAGGGCAAACCGATGTTGCCAACGGCTATGCCCAGAATGTCGAAGATGCCTAACTTTTTTTTTCGCCCTCCGTGTCGGTGTCCTCGGGTACCTGGTCTGCCGTGGCGTTCACGGTGTCCGTCCACTTGTTGAGGTCTTCGGGCGTGAGGCTGTCGGCAAAGTCCATAAGCGACATATCGAATTTTACGCCATCGTGCTTACAGGCTGACGCCACGCAACAAAACAGATAGGCGCACATATCCGATAGGCTGTTGCCTAACTCCGTCACCTCCTTGCCGGTTTCTTTCTTAAAGCGAAGCATAGCCCCCATAGTCTGCCTACAGGGGTATGCCTTGCCGTTGATCATGATTTCAATCTTTGGCATAAATCAACAATTAACTAATAATTCAACAAATCAAACATTTATATTAAAAACAATATGGCCTTTATTCCATGTGGGCGTTACTTGCTCACTGCCTTGCCGGTGTCGGTTGCCTGCGTCGCTGTCGCATCCTTGCCCGGGTAGGTCTCAGGCTCGCCGTCGTTCTCCAAAGACACGCTGTAAGTAGCATCGTCCTGCGCCGGGCTTGTCTCCTCCAATGAGGCGATAACAAAGTTACCCTTTACATAAGGTGTCTTGTCGCCGCCTCGCTTGAATGCCTCAACCTCCACACTTGCGCCCTTGCCCCAAAGTGGTGCAATCTGCTCGTGTCCGTTCTCGGTCTCGCCATAGAAGCGCAAACCCTCTGCACTGATAGAGATAGACAAACCAGTCACTCCCTTGCCCTTCCAAAGTCCGCTGCTCTTGGCGGCATCAGCTACAGGCTTGACGGCACGGTCTTTTGTCTCGCTGTTGAAAGTAAGGGTGTGGCTTGTGCAATGTCCCACCGCCTTGCCTCCAACCTTAAGCAAAAGGTCACTACCATTGATATATCCAGTATTTTCCATAACTATAAAAAATAAATGGTTCTAAATTACTTAAATTCTGACTTGATAAACAAGCTGCTGCACAAAGGCATCATCCTCGTAGCCCTCTTCACTGTCGGCAAGCGTACAACTGCGCATTTTTACGCCATCGTGTTCTCCGCTTGCGTAGTCGAGTGCCTGGCGCACCGCCTCGGCAAGTTCCACGCCCTCGGCATACTTTGCCGTATAGCAAACCACCTCCATAGTCACGGTGTCGGCTCCCGGCGTTCCCTGCTTAGTGGGATTGTGTGCCAATGCCGCACGGCGATATAATATATAAGGTAGTTGGGCGTTGTCTATCACGATGGGGAAAACCTTGTTTGTTCTCCGCTTCACTTCCTCGTTAGATAGAAGAATATCGCGAATAATGCTGCCCGCGCTTAATGATGTCTTTTTCAGTGCCATAGCTATATTTTATAAAAGTCCCTGCTTTCTTGCTGCCTTTTCCACGTTGTTCTGCAAGTTGTTGAAAAGATTGGTTTCCACGCTGTCGGCGGTCTGCTGCTCTGTCTTGGCGAGAAAAGCGTAACGCTTCATCTTGCCGCGGCTCGCACCGCCTCGTAGATACTGCCTTGTTTTCTTGCCCGTGAACCTGCTTTTACCGAAAAACGATGAAATACGCCGCCCTACATGTCTTTGGCGTGTTCCGTCCTCTGCCCACATCAAAACAGGCTTTTCCATGTTCTGACGGTTGAGGTGGATGCCCTTGCGCCTACCATGTGGCTTAACGCTTACCATGAAGCCCAGGCCGTAGCGATCGGGGTAGGTACGCACATAGATGCCGCTTGAAAGACTGCGCTTTGTGCCACTGCCAATGCCGCTTTGCCCCAGATTGGAGACTGCCGCCTTTTTCAGGCGGTTGCCCTCCCTGCGCATGGCACTTCGCATAGCCTTGCGTTGGTCTTTCACGTCGAGTGCCTTATAAACATCGGCAAACGGCTTGTTAATGTCGGTAACGGTTTCTTTCATCGTTCTGGCTGCATATACATTAAGAAAACAGACTATTGCAAAATCTGACTACTCGTTTACTCGTTCACAAACTAAAGTGTTCATACCCCTATCAATGTTTGGGATGATGGCAACCACCGTATAGAGATAGCCGCCCAACTGCTGCACCCTCCAGTTTTCTTTAACCGGGTGTGCGTCCCTCACATTAAATTCGGCTCGATAGTCGGGGAAATGTTCGCCCACTTCCTCGCTACGGTTGCCGCTCTGCTTCTTCCTCTCTGCCCATACGGTACGTATAGGCTCGTAGGTTGTCGCTTCCTCGCCGTAGTCGTTTGTTGTCGCCGTAGGCTTCAACAACTGCAAACGATATTTCATTTCTCCTGCTCTCATTCCGCTAATTTCCGATAGGGTTTAATTAAGGCTTGTAGCGAATCAGGCACGGCGTGCATCTGCACGTTACTCACACTTTCACGCTGATTGTACCAATGTGCGCCCAACATCATTATAGCGTGTTTTATGGGGGTAGGTACATCATGTCCATTACCCATCTGCGCCAATTCCTCTTGGGTTCTATTGGTCGCCGTGATAACTGCGCTTTCTGCGGTATCTAATAGATGCTGCAAATACTCGTCATCATCGGCGAAATCATCAGCCCTTACGTGCTTCTTAAAAAGTGCCAAACTCACTACTGCCATAACGTTATAACTTTATAAATTGTGATTACTTACTTAACCCTTGGTGCCTGCTGCCACTGCTGGGTCCTTAGACAACATGGCAAACGCCTCTTCACGCAATGTGGTAATAGCGTAGTCGGCATTGAGCACGAAGTCGATAGAGTTCTTACGTGCGAGTGTATAAGGGTCGATGATGATTGACATTTCACCAAACAAGCCCTGTGGGGCATACTTGAATGAACCGAACAATACCGAACCCTCAGCCACGTATGAGCTACAGAATACCGGTACACCCGAAATCTTGCCGTTCTCATCAACGATAGCCTGGTTTGCACCGCTCCACTTTGGCGTACCCTCCAAAAGTGCCTTTGTGGTCTCTGTCATTACGTAGCAAAGTCCCTCCGGCATGATGTTGGCACTCAAAACAATGCCCTTGAGTGCAAGAAGCTCGGCGAGGGTAGGTGCTTCACCCTTATAAGTCTTCTTGTTAGCTGCCTTGAGGTTGACGAATGGGCCTACAAGATTTGTAGCCTTTTCCACCTTTACGGTGCTGAACATGATTTTGTTCATAAGGGCGGCTGCCGCAACTGGCATATACTGGGTACATACAAGCTGCAAAAGGTCGTCGGTCTCGTTGAGTGCTTCACGTGTGATAGGCACGGCTACGCCGATACGCTCAGGCTTTGCCAAAAGCTTGCTTGCCTCGATTTTGGTATCACCCAGTTCCACGCCCTCATCATTGATGGTAGCGGCGAATGTCTCGATTACAGGCCACTGATAGTTACCTTTCAGTCCGGTGAGCAATGGCGAACCGATTGCCGAAAGAATGGTCTTTGCATACAATGGTTCTACGATGTCGCCCATGGTGACCGGTGACGGATTGGTAGAACTGCCAGGGTTGAGATAACCCGAAGTGTTGCCGCCGAAGTCAGAAGCTACGGCGCGGCTGATCTTCAACTCAAAACGCTGTCCGGTCTTGACGCACTCACGCATCTGCTTGTTTACTTCCTCGATGTCCTCACGGCGCATAACCTCTAACGTAGGGGTAGCCGCCTTGATCTTCATTTCGAGGATGTCCATTTCACGGTAAAGGGCTTTACGCTCTCCCTTTTCCGCATCGGTGAAGTCTTCGCGCTCCTTGTCGTTCTCCAGGCCCTGCGCCATTTCTGCGAGGCGGTTTTTGATTACGTCCATGCGCTCGTAGGCTTCACGAAAATTAAACTTTCCTTTTTTCATTTGTCAATGATTAAAATTAGTAACTAAAAAACATATATAGAAGCCGCCTCTACAGATTGCGGCCAACACTTGCTATGCGCTCACGCACCGCATTGATACGTTCACGCTTCTTGCTCTCGTCTATCTGCTTGGGCTTCGGCTGCTGCTCAAACTTGATGCCTGCCGCTTCCACCTCACGTTTGCTTACGTCTGTCTGCTCGTAGGCTGGGTCGGTGGTAATGGTAAAGTCGTAAACGTTGTCAATACGCTTCACGTGGCGCAAAAGAATATCCTCGCCATCGTCGCCTTTCTCGTCCAGACGCTCGTAGCTCACGGCGTTCTCGCTGTCGCTCTCATCGGTGGAATAGATGAATGAGCACCCGGCAATATCACCACGGCTTACCAGTTCCAAAGCCTTGTCGCCGTCAACCGTGTGCGGCATTTCTGCCCAGAACTTCACGCCCACCTTGTCAACCTCGTAGCTTAAAGTGCCATTACCCTTGTTGCTTCGTGCCAAAACCAACTGGCGGTCGTGGAACATCGTGAGTTTGATGTCCTGCTTATCCAGCATCTCGCGTGTCACACACCCAGGCTCCAGTACCTCGTAATAGTTGTTCCACCAATCACATAAAAGACGGCTACGTACACCGAACTTCAGTGCATAGCCCTCAATCGTGCGGCTTTCCGCTCCGTCGGTAGCCTCACGAATGCGAAGCCCCGACACAATAGCTATTGTTCTTTTCTTTTTCATTCTCCGTTGTTTTTATCGTTGTTGTCATTTCCCTTTGCAGCTGTGCCCGATAGCTTTTCACTGCCCAGCGGTGCAAGATTGGTAGAAAGATAAACCGTATCGCCTCCGTCGATGGTAGGTTGGTTTTCCATCCTGCGCCAATCGTTCACGGTGTAAATGCCGCTCTCAATCGTCTTTTTCTGATAATCGGCGAGTGACTGCAAATCCATTGAGTAAATACCCCGGCGGTCAAACAGAAAACGGCGTTTGCAGCACAAAGACCGCGGTATCAGCTTTCGGGTCAGTTCGCATTCTATACGCTTCAATATCGGGTTAAGCGTGTTGGAAAGAAAAGCCACGTTTGCCATTTCGGCACTTTTGTAGTTGCTGCTCGTATCATCAAACACGAAAGACGGGTGAACGCCAAAGAAACGGCATATCTCGCGCACCGTAAACTTTCGGCTCTCCAGAAACTGCATATCAGTAGAAGAAAGCGAAATTTGCTTAAAGTCCACCTGCCCCGGCAAACTAACTATACGCTCGCCCCGGCTGAAACGGCTATCCACGCTTTCGGCTGTCTTCTCCAGTTCCTTGTCCTGGTACTCGCCAAATCCCGTAGTAGTCTTGTCGTTGCTGATAATGCCGCGAACACTGCCGCCATTGGTAAACCGGTTCTCCGTCTCCGCATCTCCTGCCGTGGCAATATCCATCGTTCGCCTTGCGTGGGTCAGCACGCTTTCGCCCCTGCGCCCGTCTGAGGAATGCAAGTAAAGGTGTATGATGTCCTTTTCCTCGAATGTGCCGAACACTCCATTATAGGCATCAGCTATGTAGTAACGGCTGTTCAGTGGGTCGTGGGTCACGGTATGAGGTCGGCAAAGCACTAAGTCGGTCAACTCTCCCAGTACATAGCGTGGGTAGATGTAGGCATTTCCCTCAATGAGCATCAGGCGCACCGCCATCGTCCAGAAGTCAAACGCCGACATTTCGGGTTGAGGCTGCACGGTCAGAAGATAATGCAGATCACTTGCCGTGTCTTCCTGATAGCGTCCATCCCTGCACCGCATGTACTGCAAACGTAGGCTCGCCACGCTCTCGCTTAGAAGCGTCACGCACCGATATACCGCTGCAACCGTCATGGCATCGCCGCCCCAGGCTGAAAACACCGCAACGCCGCCACCACTCCTTACGGTGGTGGGGCGCGCGGTGCCGGCGGTGTCAGCACCTGTTGCCTCACGGCTGAAAAATCGTTTTATACTGTTCCAAAATGTTGCCATCTGTCGTTTCATACAAAACCGCCAAAGCTACGACAATTTGAATGCTGCCAACTATCTTACTGTTTTCGCTCCGGCGGTGTTCTGTCCTTTAATTATGAGTAAAAAATCCGAGGCCCTCACGCCAAACGGCTAATGAGCCGCTACAAAAATACAATAGTATTTTGCAAAAACCAAATGCCGTTGGGCGCATCGTGGCACACGTTGGCGCAACATGGTAAAATTATTAGTTTTTTAAGAAAATAGTTTTTGGCTGTTAGGCTAAAAGGCACAAAAAAGCCGCATCGGGCGTTAACCCGACACGGCTAAAGATAACGCCCTAACGGCGTTTATATAAAGTGAACTTGAAAACGTAGCGTGTGAAATTCAATATTAAGCAAACTGCACTGTGCTTAGATCCTTGCCAAAAGCGTGGATAGAGTCCATAATCTTCTTTACGGTCTTTGGCGACGGATTGCGACGCCCTGTAACGTAGTGGCTAAGCTGCTGTGGGTTTACACCCGTCAGACGTGACAAACCCGCCAAAGAAAGCACCTTTGAGTAATAGGCAAGAAATGACGCCATATCATAGCAATAGCACATTTCCACTTCTTCAAATGGCTCATTATGCCGTGCATACGATTTCTTTATGTCCTCGTAGCCACCTTCAAAATAACGTTTGGCCTCTTCCACGCTCTTGCCTGTACCTGTTACCAGATAACCCAAATCATCGGCATCGCTGTAAATGCTATATGTTCCGTCGCTTGCTCTTTCGATAACTGCCTTAATCTGTCTCATTGTTGTATCTCCTTAATGTTCTGTTTATAAATCTGTTTTGTAAAAGACGGGGGCTTAAATAAGCCCTGCCGCCCTCTTGATGCTCCGTAACGTTCCGGTTGCCACTTCCTGCGAATGGTGGTGACTCATTGGAAACCTTACTCCCGTCTTGGGGTTTATCCATAGCGGATGCCCCGCCTCTGTCTCGCCTGTGTCGTAACACCCGGCTTTCTTTACCAGTCTTTCAAGTTCGTTGTACTTCATTTTGTCTTTTGCTTAATTAAATTTCACGATGCAAAGATAATGATATTTATTTGAATATCAAAATAAATAAGGTAAAATGTTATTGATATTAATATCATTTAACGAAACAAGCCGCTACACCATTACGATGCAGCGGCTATGTATGTGAGTTTTGGTAATGTCGGGATCGTGTCCCTATGGCTTGTTGGTCACCGTCTTTATAACGGCATCCTCGGTGAGCCATTCAAGCGGATACATGGCATCAAGCAAACCGTGTATTCTCAACTCGTAGTCGGGTGGCAGTTCCTCCAGCAACCATTTCACGTAGTCGCGTGTCTGCCTGATCGCATCACGGAACGTGTCGGCATTATATACCGGCATTCCGTCACGGTCTGTTATCACCAGACTTGTAACTTTCTTAGGCTTCTTGTATCTCATATCTGTGTCCTCCCTTGTTTTACTCGTCCGCGTCCTCAATCCAACAATAGTTCATAAGATACTCCAACGTGCCCTGCACGCTTCGCACCTTGCTCGCACTTACCTTGATTTCCTCGGGCAAACCTGCCATAAGGTCGTTGATGAACTCGTATACCTCGCCTATGTTCTTCTTCAAATCGTCTGCGTCGGTGTTAATCTGGCTGCTCACTGTGATAGTGTCCATGTGCTTTTTGTCTGTAAGTATCATATCCTTATTCTCCTATATTCATTAAGTTCATTAAATTGTCTGTATCCATTCCCATCATCACGCCCATTGCCTTTACAAAACGCTGCATAAGGTCTGTTGGGGTCTGTGGCATTGTTGCCGTTGCCGCCGTCGGCTTGCCCTGCTGAGGCTGAGGCTTTGCCGTTTCGGTCGGTGTCGATGGGGTGGTAGGGGCATAGCGTTTCTTTACCATGCCGTTAGGAGATTTGAACGCACGGCGTATCATATCCGCCATATCATTGGAAATGGAACGTGTGTAAAGTGTGAGGTACTGAAAACCACCAATCGTAATGTAATAGATAAGGCTACCTTTTACACACTGCGAGTTTGGCACACGTACTGCACGCTGACCCTCGAAAAACATTTGCTTTGGTCGCTCGCACTTCATCATCGTGCTACGGATGCTCTTCAACAAATCGCAATGTCTTCGCCCCAACAACTCGGCAAGTGTTGTTGACATTATCACATGTCGCCCACGATATTTAATAATGACGCTCTCTGAAGTTGGGTCTATTGGGCTTAGTTTGTACCCTGTGCTTACAGGCTTCACCGCTTCTGTGGTGTCCGGCTGCTCCTTAGTTGTCGGCATCTTTTCGGCTCTCAACTTTTCCTCCATATCGTTGAAAGCTTTGATGTATGCCTCTTTCCACTTTGCGGCTGTCTTTCCTGTAAAGCCCATAACAAGAAACATGAAACCGTCACGTGTGATATAATACATAGGTAACTGCTTGCTACCATTGTTTGGTAATTGCTTGATAATGTACGACAATCCAAAATTGGATTCTCGAAAACTATCGCTGCATTCCAACGCTTTAATGTCACGCAAAACATGGGCGTGGCTCTTGCCGAAAATCTCGGCAATCTTAACAGAAGTTGTTACGACTTGGCTATTCTCTATTTTTACGAGATTAACCATTTCGGCGTTAGGCTCTTTGTTTGCCGTCTCGCTGACCTGTACAACAGGATTTTGATTTAATTCATTTGTTGCCATTGTAGAACGTTTTGGCATTAAAGGGCAGAATAAAAATACGGCTGTCCACTTCCCGCCGTTCTACACCTGATGAGGCAGTGGGTGCATTAACACTCCACACGGGGTTAGACAGCCGCAATAGTATATATTGCAACGCTTCGCAATCAGACACAAAAATAGCCTGCTCGCAAATTGGCTGGCAGGCTTAAATCTCTTTTGCCCACCTCATCAGTAATGTAGAACGATGCAAAAATACACAATAATTCTTAATTTACCAAATATTTTCAAAGAAAAGTTACTTACTTATGCCAAATTTTTGTATTTTTGCAGTATATTTACATAAATTCAATAATAAATATGACGAAGAAACAAAAAGATTCTCCATACGGTTGTGCGTGGTCTTTTATAATATTTGGTGCTGTAATGATGTTTATAGGCTCAAAATATGGCATCTATATTTTAGGTATTGGCATTCTGCTCGGGCTTTTATTCTTATGGGATGGGATGGAAAATAAGGGCAAGCAAAATAAGCCTGTTGCCACGGTAAAAGAAAAACGTACTAAGTACGAATTAAAAAATGAATCCTATGCACTCGGCGGCATAGGCGGCGATAAAATATCAGAGTCCATGTTGGGTGTTTATGTCGGATATGCAAGGGCTTTGAAGCCCACTGACAAACGAAAATACCCTATTGGAGTATATGGTGAGGGCAATAAGAAAATAGGGTATATACTTGAAGAAAACGAAGAACTCTATAACTATATAGCCCAGAATATAGATAAAATGGTTAGTGCTCGTGGTGAATTGGAAAAAGTAACGGACGAAAACGGAAATATCAATTATAATGGCACTGTTGTCATTACTAAACATATTAAAATTTCCGAAGAAACGGTAGATGTTCCTGTAACTTCCTTGGATAATCCAAGCTACAAATATCCAATAAAAGGCATCTGCTTCTACAATATCGATGGCACTATGCTTGGTGATTTTATAGGTAGTGTCCGTGCGTTAAAAGCTAATCCGCACGATAAATATGCAATAGGTGTGTATGTAGATGGCAAAAAGGTCGGACATCTGCCAAGAGGTAACAAGGAACTTCACGAAAAGATAATGGCTATCGGTGGAACTGCTGGGGCTGAGGGCTACATAGCCAAAGGCAAAAGTGAAGACGGTAGATTGTTCTACTATGGCAAAGTAAATGTATTAGGTGTTTAATCAATAACAAAAGATATGAGCATAAAGAAAATTCTATTTTTATTGCTTGCCGTTACGTTGTTCTGCTGCTGTTCATCAGATGATGGCGACGGAAACAACCTAAACGGCTTTGAAAAGTATGAGGGAACTTGGGGGCCTGTGGTATATACGGTTAAAGGCGAAGAACATTTATGCAATCCCGAATACCCGGATATAAATAATATTCCTCGCCTTATATTTCTAAAGTGGCATGACAATGAAATCATAATGCGTACCGAACACTACTATAACGGTGAATGGAAACACGTACAAGACTATTCTTTGTTCTGGCACAATGGCGGTTTCTACAAAGTTAAGTTGGTCGGCTCATCGTCGGTAGAAATGGGCAAACCTTATACCGACATCGTACTTTCGGGTGAAACACTTTACTTGCAAAGTGACCCAGGGACAAAATACAAGAAAATAAAGTAAAGCACTATGAAGAAAATATTAATAGCATTCGCCTTTCTCGCCCTCGGACTGTCGGCAAAGGCGCAATATGTTTCAAACCTTGACGAAATAGAGTTGTTGGGTACGTGGGACGTAACCGACGTGAACGGCGAGATAATGGGCATCTCGGACATAGTTACATCTATGACTTTCAACGACGGCAAAGACTCTTTTGTTGAGTTTTCGCAAAATCATGTAGAACGTGTGCCTGTGTATATAGTTGGCGGTACCGCAACAGGACGTTACACACTCCATTTCTTAAAAACGTTAGGCTATGACGGCTACCATGGTCTTTCGTCCATCAACTTTGAGGTTTACCAATTCGGCAACAACACCATGACGCTGCGCACCTACGACAAAAGCGTAACCATAAAAATGGAAAAGCAATCCACTTCGTCCGTTTCCTCTGTCAAGGCTGACGCAAAGGCAAGCGGCAAAGCCTACACGCTTGACGGCATGAACGCCACCGACACGACAAAGGGCATCATCATTCAGAACGGCAAAAAGAAGATACGCAAATAAACAAACCCCGATAAGTGATTGAACCTATCGGGGTTTGTTCGTTATTTCCATTTTTCGGGTTTCGTGTACACCTTTACTCCGTCCGTTACCGTTTCGTCCATTTGAGCGGTTACAAACTTATTGTAGTTCTTTTCAAGCAAAGTAACTTTTCCTTTATGCGCCTTAATGTTGTTGGCTATGTCTCGGCTGTAAATGGACGGTGGAAAATATGCCTTTACTTGTTTATCTGGGCAATTGTGTTGTATAAACTCTACAGGCGGTAAAAGGTCGCTATCCCCACTTACCAATATCACAATATCCGTTTTATCCATAACGCAATCTGCGAGCATACGAATGGAAATGTTTACATCTGTTTTCTTTTCCTCGGGTCTCAATATGGCGTATTTACATCGTGGGCACTTAATTTCTTTAGAAATGTACTTGCCTCTGACAACTTCAAAATGTTCTCCATTTATTAGTTTATTGGCATTGAGAAAAGCACTTTGATGACGGCTTTTTTCCTTGTTTAATGGCGAGGCTGTAAAATATACAACCTTTTCCAAAACTTGGTTTTCACCGATAAATTGACCGAAAAACTTTACAAGGTCTATCCAATAGCCCTTGTACCACTTTTCATTAACTTGTTTGGCTGTTCTCAATCCGTAATAGAAATTGAAGCCATCTATGTAAACCGTAACACGTTTCATAATGTTCATAAATAAAAAAAGCTGCCACCGGGACAGCTATGCCCATTCAAGAAAGAATGGGGATTCGTAATAATTGTGCTGCAAAGATACGGTTTTTCGCTTAAACCGCCAAACTTTACGGCGAAAAAGTTACTTATTTACTTATACTTTTAACGCTTGATAACTAAAACCCATGCACAAACGCCAAATTATCGGTACGGAAAACGACGATTTCCATACGGCAAACCGCCGATAACCGTACCGATAATCTCACGGCTCGCCCAGGGCATCCACTATCAAGCGCACTTGTGCCGGTGTAAAACTGCGGCTGCGCTCTGTGTAACCAATGGCGGCAAGCTGCTCCATAAGCCCGGGGTATAGGTGCATCCATCGGCGGAATTTCTTCCACGCCGATTCGGGCATGATGCAATTACAGTACTTTGCCGCAAGTTCCATGCGGCCGTACTCCCTTATCTTGAAATTATCTTTGTTCTGTTCCATGGGTGCAAAAGTAAGGAAAACAAACGTGAAAATACAATTAATCGCCGCCTACAACAGACGGTAACAGGACACAACGGCACGCATCCGGATTCTTGCCAAAAATGGCTGCTATCTTTGTGGCGGCAATAGTGCCAAACAACCTTTTAAACGCAAAAAGTATGATACGTTACAAGAAGTACAAAAGCAATCAGACGGGCGTTACCAAAAACAAGTGGTACGGCCGTGCCGTTACCGAACTTATGGAGTTTGAGGAATTTGTAAAGCACATGGCAAACCATCACTGCGTGTTCGGTGAGTCCACAATCCGCGGCGTGCTGATCGAAATGCAGATTTGTATGCGTGAGCTGCTGTTGGAAGGCAAGGCGGTACGCCTCGATGACCTCGGCATCTTCCGCATTGGCCTGGAAACCTCCGCGGCTACCACCGCCAAGGAGTTTACCGCCGACAACATTAAGGCTGTACGCCTTAACCTCTATCTCGGCAAACGCTTCCGTGCTGCGGACCTCTACAAAGATGCCAAGTTCCGTGAGGCTGGCAAGTATGATGGCGGCGGCGACGATGGCGGCGAAACTGCCGGTACCCACGATGAGGGTAGCAGCACCAATGGCGGCAATTCGTCAGGTGACGGCGACACCAGCGGCGGCAATATGTCGGACGGCGGCGGCTCCGCCGATGATTCAAACTATGTTGAGCTATAGTAATGGCTTCTGTAATTAGTGGCGAAATATCGTCAATAATGCCGTTTTTAGGCGTTTTGACGGCATTTCGCCACTTTTCCGTATAGTTTTACCTCTCATAGGTATAAAGTAGCCCTAACGTCATTAAAAGCGTTATCGCCCCATCTATCTTGCGGTATTGTGACACTTTGAGCGGCTTTTTGTTCTCCAGATTGTCGGTATCTATCACGCAATTCTCCAAACAAAAAGCATTAATAGGGTTGTTGTTAAACTCTATCTTTACCGGGTCGCTCCATGCAAGCATCTCAAAACTTTCTACTGGTAGGTTAAAGTTTCCGTAGGTCTGACTAAATGGGGTTAGCACGTTCCTCGCTCCGACTGACTTTAAGATACTCGTTAGCTCCTGCGCCTTGTAAGCATCATAGCCGATACGGATAATATTAACCAACTTACTGCGTCGTAATATATCCTCGGTAATCATCGCCGTGTCTATCTTCTGCCCTTTGCAGAAAATAAGATACCCTTTTTCGTTCCAAAGCCTATAAAGCTGCTCGTTGGGATGCCCTTTTAACGCTCCCTCCGGGAAATAGTAATCAGTATGCGTGTAAAACTTCTTATTGCCCGATAGATACACTGTATAAGATACTGCGCTAAAATCATCATGCACCGACAAATCAAACGCCACGGCACAATCTGGGCGGCCCTGCACCTGATCTATACAGAAATTGCCCAATAATTCTTTTGCCTTTTCGTGGGTAAACCACGTTTTTTCGTCGTTTATCGTGAAAATATTAAGCAATTTCGTGCGAAAAGCCAACATATTTTCGGCTGATAACTGGGCGGTCTGATACTCATTTTCGTAGTAGTCCGGTTGCACCGTGATACCCAAATGTGGCTGAACCTTTGCCCACGTCTCCGGGCTGTCCTCTGCATCGTCCACATCAGGCATGAAGATAGATGCAAACATGGTGTCGCTTTCCGCTTCGCCTCGTAGTACTGCCATCACTCCGTCAAGTTCGTGGGCAAATGGGCCATCTACCACATCGCTTGCCGTTGTGATAATGATAGTTAGCGGCTCACGCCTTGGCCCCATTGATGTTGTCAATACGTTTTTGAGGTCTGCGCCGTTCTTGCCTGCCGTGTTTCGGGCTTGGGCGTACTCGTCCATTATCACCAATGAGGCAAACAAACCATCTTTGGTTTTGGCGTTGGCCGTCAAACATTGTATGAGGCTATCACGTCCACGGTCTTTGAAAGTAATCTTTTCACGATTAACCCTAAAGTGCTTTTCCTTGGGGTCTATATCAAACATGATGTTTCGTATCTCATCAAAGCATATTTTCGCCTGATCGTAGCTATTTGCGCCCACGTATGCCTGGGCGTTATTATCGCCAAAAAGCATATCATAAACCGCCAAAGCTGCGCATGATGTCGTTTTGCTGAACTTTCGGGGCACGAATAGGTAGGCGGTACGTATCAGTCTGCGCCCATCGTCTCGGGCAAAGCCGTAGATATTGGCAAACTGGTAGGCTTGCACCGGGGTTAGCTTGTAGCGTGTGCGCCCTCGGATGCCACTAAACCGCAAAGCCTCGTAGAACTTGAAAAAACGCTTTACTCGCTTGGGCTTCCAGTCGTATTTATCAAGCATCTGCAAAAAGCGTCTTACTCCCAATATCTCATACAGGTTGTGTGCGTCTGGGTGGCCTATCACTCCAAACACATAATCGCCGATACGCTTATCTGTTTCAATAAGCGCACGGCGGTAACGGTCGGCGTATGTACTGCGCCCCTGCTGCAACTGCTCCGATACCTCGGCTTTCAGTTGTCGAAATCTTCCTTTTTCTTCCTCTGTCATTCGTCACCCTCCTGCATCGCTGCCATAAAGTCGTTAAAACTGTCGTTGTCGCTTTTTCGCTCCTTGCTCTCGGTGTTCATGCCTAAAGCCCTTAACGCTTTCTGTCCCTGCTGCAACAACTCGATATATAGCTTTTCTTTCGGGTCGATCGTCTTGCGTTCGTTACCCTCTCGGCTATACTCCACGTTTACGGCCTGGTGTCCGTCTGCCATGATCTCATCGCCCAAAATGTCGGCACGTACCAACAACTTAGCCGTAATATCCACTTGGTATGTAAGTTCGGCGGTGTACTTGCCTTGCTTCTTCAACAACTTAACGATATACGCTTTCTTGCTCTTAATCTTGGCGGCTATCTTCTTGTTGTCTTCCTCTGTGGATGGCTCCGGCAAAGTCTGGCTAACTGGCAATGGGTCGGCGGTCTTCGGCTGCGCCTTATCGCTGTAACCTCGCTTCTTGCCCTTGGTCTTCAGGTAGAAGATAATAGCCGTTGTGTCGTTGGCATTTATCGACTGCATCAACTTGCTTTCGACAAAATCTACCTGCGTCTCGGTGATCTCGTCCACTTTCTCTTTAAACTCCGGGTCTGCGTTGTACCATCTGTAATAAGTACTGCGCCCTATGCCTATCGCCTCGCACGCTGTGGCTATGATGCCGTAGCCCTGCGCCAAAGCCTCCAAAAACTTTTGTTTCTTTTCTTCCATGCTGCGTTACTTTTCAAATGAGCGGATGCCGTCGAAGTAGTCTTTGTAAAACTCAAACAGTCCCTTATCAACTGTTATACTTCCCTGCTCCGTTCTTGGGTTAGTGTTAATGTTTGCGCTTGTTTGTATGCCGAAATAAAAGCCCTCATCGTAGTTGCACCCTGCGTATATCTTGCTGTGGTTCTTGAATACTGCGGCACGTCCTGCCTCTGGGTGGTCCTGATAGAACTTTTGTACCATCTGCCATTCAATCTTATAGCTGCCCGGGAATATCTCGCCCAAATACATATCAAGTTTCTTAATGCGCCCTTGCTCGTACCATTGCCGTACCTGCAAAATATCCTCTGCCGCCATGCACCATGTAGATAACAAACAATAGTCCAAATCATGCTGATTAAGCACCACTTTCAGGTAACTAAGGCTATCCACGTCCCCGGCGGTGATAAAATTGTAGGTGGTATGGTCTTGCAGTTTGACGTACTGCATTGCCTCCAATAACTTGACCTCACTAAATGCCCGGCGGTACTCGTAGCGTTGCGATAACTCGGTACACTCCTTTGTACGTCTGTGCGCTCGCTTTGCCTGGGCGGTTGTCTCGGCTGTGGTTTCTTCCGGCTCCACCTCATCGGGTGGGGGGGCTTGGGTCTGACCTGCA